TTCAAGTGCTGTGCGCTCCGCAGCAATACTGTCTCGTTCTGCAATCGTTTTGGTTTGCAGATCACGCAACTGCTTGATGTACTTCTTGGAAGACGCAATAGCAGAATCGGTTTTAGCCACTTCAGTCTGCTTGGTGTTCATGGCTTGTGATTCTTTTACCAAAGCGTCCAAGTGTGCCTTTTCTTTGCCGATCATTTCTTCAATCTTGCCGATAGCAGTTTGCAGTTCGTCTTGGCGAGCAGACTTCTTGGCAATCATGTCATCACGGAAAGACTGGGGTAGATCGTGCTTGCACACAGGGCAGTCTTCGTTCTTCTGATAGAAGTCACTCTCTTCCTGTGCCTTCTTGATGTTGCTGCTGATCTGCTTCTTGAGTGTAACCATTTGATTCAGCGAATCCCGCTTGGCATCAACCGCAGCAGTATTGGCAGTCATGGCATTTATCTCTGCCTGCAACTCGTCTTTTCGCTTTAGGAGTTCATCAAGCGTTTCCTGCTCTTCAGATTCCTGCGAACGATACGATTGGAGTTGTGAATCAGACTTCTGCTCAATCTTGCCAATCAAATCCTTTTTGTGTTCCACCTTGAGTTTCAGGGTACTGATTTCTGCTTCCACTCCACGCAGAGACTCCTTTGCGTCTTGTAGACGGGACTTCAGCACATCATTCATCTTGGAGAACACATCAATATCCAACAGGTTTTCCACGATGCCTCGTCTGTCTCCCGCAGGTAGACGCATAAACGGCACATAGTTGGTGGAACCCAAAATCACTACCTGACAAAAAGTCTTGTAGTTCATCTTGAGAACTTGGGTTTCAAGTATTGCTTGGTAGTCTTTGGCATTGGCTGTCTGTTCCACAGGCTTGCCGTTTAGTTCCATAGTGAACAGTTTTGGAGCCAGTCCACGAGTCACCTTGTACAAGTTGCCGTTCACGGTGAATTCTATCTCTACAAGACAGTCCTTGCCGTTGATGGAATTTACAAGTTGTGGCAGATTCACTCCACGATACGGCTTTCCGTACAGCACAAAGGTCAAAGCATCCAACAGGGTGGTTTTGCCTGCACCGTTTTCACCACAGATCAGCGTGGTGGTGTGCTTGTCCAACCGTACCTCTGTGAAAGTATTGCCTGTGCTTAACAGGTTCTTCCAACGAATTTTAGTAAACTGAATCATTGCTGTTTAGTGTTTTCCAATGCCTGTGTTTCAGTGTACAGTTCACGCAGCAGCGTCTTGAGACGCGAAGCGTCCACATTCTGTAGCCCGTCAATCTCACGATTTATAATCGTAATGGTGTCTTCTGTCAAGTCCACATTCTCTTCCGCTACGGTTTCAGGAGCCAAGTCCTCAATCACCGTGACAGTTTGTGGTTGATGGGAGTACAACGAGTCCACGAATTTTTCAAACAGATACGGCTTGGTTTTGGTTTCCACCACAACCCGTACAAACTTGCCCCTGACACGAGACTCTTCCACTTGGATAGGAGTAGTTGGATCAGCGTCCTTGTCGTTGTATCGTAGTTGTGTAAAAATGGTATACGGATTAGGAATAAATTCCAAGTCGCCTGTATCGGTATCCAACACATGGAATCCCTTCTTGTCACCGTAATCATTCATGGTGATCTGATACGGGCAACCCAAGTAATGCACATTGTCACGGCTATGGCGGCAATGGAAGTGTCCTGTGTACACAGCAGAGTACCGCTTGAACAGGTCAGCATTCATGCCCCCATCAAACGGTGTGTTCCGCAACACATTGAATCCGTGCAGTTCAAGATGCCCACACAGGATGTCTGCGGGTGCAGTACGGATAAAATCAAGGCAGTCACCTTCGTTTTCCTTGTTGATCCACGGCACTAGAGCAAGTGGTCGCCCGTCAAATTCTTGAACCACAGGCTTTTCGTGAATCACAAACTTTTCTGAAAACAGTTCACGAAGAGAGTTTACATTACTGGTGTTCTTGTAGAAGATATCGTGGTTGCCAAGAATCACATGGAATTCTGCACCTGTACGCTCAAGACGCTTTACGAACCCCTCACGCACCGCATTCAGGGTAGAGAAGTTCACAAACTTTCGGCGATCCAAGAAGTCACCCAAATGCAGGATATGAGTGGGCTGATGTGTTTCTACCCACGGGAAAAACACGCGGTCAAAAAACCGCATGAAGTGCTCCATGAATACAGGAGAATCGTTTCTTGCCCCAAAGTGGGTGTCAGTAATGATTGGCAGTTTCACTTCTTGCCTTTAACCTTTTTCTTGGTCTTGCTCTTGGTCTTTGGAGCGTCTTCAGGCTCCGTCTTCTTCTCAAAGTTTTGAATGTCTGTTTCGGTCAAAACAGATGGCTTGTTTTCCGCACCACCAAGATAGTTCTCACGGAACCACTTCTTGAGGGTGGAATCAATATTGGAATTCTCAATCTTCTTGAGTTTAATATACGCCTGCTTCTTCTCCTTGGATATACGGCGAAGAAAAGCGTAGTAGATGATCTGCGTAAAGTACGAGAACGGATTCGTAGACTTCTTGGGATCAAAGTTGTATGCGTACAGCAGGCAGTTCTCTATGCCGTCCGAAATCATCTCATCCCTATACGGGTAGTTGATGAAATTGGGCTTGCGAGACAGCCTGTCCGCGATGGACATAAAGCACTCTCCGATATATGAAGTAACTGGTGGGTGGGGCTTTTCGTCTTTGTCGGCGGCTTTCACTAACGCCTTCCACACCTTCATCTCTTCAAAAAATCGTTTATTATCAATATAGTGTTCGGTCTTCTTCTTTGCCATGATGTCCTTTCATTACGAATAGTATCACACTTTCACGGTTTGTCAAGCACCATCTTGCGGATTTTCTCCGGTAAACCCGTGCATGTAGTCTTTCAAAAATGGCGACCAGTCATCAATCTTGTTGCCGTAATCAGAACTCTTGGAGCGGTCTTCGGTGGGAGGCTTCCACTCGCTCTTGCTCTTGGACGGCTTCTGCTTCTTGGGCTGTCCGGGCTTCTTCTTTTTAGGCTTCATTACCGAGTCCATCATTTCAATATCCATGAAGTCCTCCATGCACTCTTTCATGTAATCCATTATTCCGTTTTCAATCCACTCGTTTAGAATATCGTTGGGAATTGAAAAACTAAACAGGATTCCGTTTTGTCGTGGCGGGAAAAGCGGAGGGAACGGAGGCAGTTTGCTTTTGCCTTTTGGTGGCTTGGGTGCGTTTGCGTCTTCAGGAAACGCAGGCTTGGTTCCCATCGGCTGATCCAATTTTGGAATGCCCATAGACTCTAGTAGGTCATCCAATTTCTTTAATTCTTCATCTGTTGGTGGAGGAATGGGTGCATCCAAATCTGCTTCAATTCCCCCTGTGCCACTAGCCCTAAAAGTGTCTTGTGCTTCGGATTGGGTGGCGTACAGTTTTTCCATGTCTGGATCAGGAGTCAAATCCAATAGTACAAACTCCCGTGGAATGTCTACCTTTAATTCCAGCGCACCACCAAGCCAATCAGTAAAATATAACACACTCTTTTTCACACCCGTAAAGGGATCAGCAGCCACAGAATAATTGATTCGCATAGGACGCTCTAGAGTAAACTTGCCACGAGGCTTGGCTGCAATCTTGGCAATAATCTCTTCACCGCTACGCAGTTTAAAGACTCGGAGTTTGGACTTCTTGGCTCTCATGTCTGTTTACCTCCTATGTCAACCTTTACTACCTTGTGCGCGAAGCCTTCGGATTCGTATATTTTCAGCCGCTCGGTCATGTGGCGCATGGTGTGGTTTACCCACGACTTCCACGACAGATCGTCACCGATATCAAATAGTCTAGCAACCATCTTGTGTTCGGACACTCGTAACTGTCTGCCAATGCTCTGCAATACGCGAATTCGGGACTTTGAGGGAGAAGCAAAGATGATATTGTTGAGTCTTCGTATAGAGATACCAGTGCTGAATGTTCCGTAAGACGCGATGATGACTGCATTTTCTTGTGTCTCCACAATTTTGCGTATCTCTTCTCGTTCGCCTGCTTCTGTTCCTCCATGAACAAAGAAAACTTTACGAGCAGAATCAACACACTCACTCACTAACTTATGTAGTTCCGCACCGTGTCCCTCAACGAATTGAAATAGTACAAGCGTGTTGCCTTTTAATTTTTCACACATGTTTGCAATAAATGTGTTTCGTCGTTGTGAAGAGATAAGCCATTTGATCTCGTCTTGGTATTTGGCTCGCTTGAGTAATTGACGATCTTCTTGGGGATAGCCCAACACGATGCAATCAATTTTCAAATCGCTGAGGATTTTCTTTTCCATCAAGTCTTTGGTTTTGGTGACTTCATACGCACGACCAAACAGCCCTTCAAGCACAAGACGATGGGTTTGCGTACCGTCTAGTGTGCCTGTTGTGCCTACACGAAACGGGCAGGTCTTTAGTTTGGTCATAATAGAAGTAAGCGATTTGGCTTTAAACAGGTGAGCCTCGTCACCAACCACAGCACCAAACTGCTGAAAGTATTTTTCGTTCTGCTTGAACACGCTCTGCCATGTGGAAATCACCACACGCCTGTCTGTGGTCTTGCTTGCACCTGCCAGAATCTTGTGGCAGTTCTGATTCACGCGCCAATTGTTGTCGTATGAGTAGTCAATAAAATCAGAGTACATCTGCTCCACAAGAGACACCGTAGGCACAATAATCAGCACCTTTTTGTCCTTGGGAATCTTGTCCAAGTAGTATCGTAGCAGCGAATATATGATAAGACTCTTGCCGCTACCTGTGGGAGACAGCAGCAAGCACCGCTCCCGTTCTATAGCATGATGCACAGCGTTTATTTGGTGTGTATGGGCTTTGGCTTTCTTGCCACCCACACACACCTGTAAGAAATCCTCTATAAAACTTCTTACAGCATCGGTGGTGGTTTTGAATCCGTTTGTGGCAGGCATACCCACAGAATACCCACGCTCTGCGGCAAACTTTTCAATGTATTCAGCAAGCCCACCGTATATCTGTTGTGTGTGTATGTTATACAGGCAAATCTCGCCGTTCCACATACGGCTACGATACGCAGGCATAAACTTGTAACCGGGAACCTTGAATGTAAAAAAGTCAGCCAACTCTTTGGCAATACCGCGCTCGCATTGAACGCGAAGCCAAACAGAATCAACTATGCTTACATCAAGGTCTACCATTACACCAACGCTTCACTTCCTAGAACCTCTCCGTTGAATCGTATGGTGCGGCTGCTGTTTAGGTTGCCTTCCCATCCAATCACAGTTATTCCAGCGTCTCGCATCATGGCTAAACCCTCACGCACACTTTCTTGCCACTTGGGGGGAGTGCGCTCAACCAAACGCCTGAAAGTCACAACTCTGCTGATATTAAACTCTATAATGGCACGAGCACATTCAGCACAGGCAATCCATGTGCCGTACATCTGAAGCCCACCAACACTCAAATTGTTGGCTACAGACTTGTACAGTACTCTGCGCTCTGCGTGTTCAAAACAGTAGTTTTTGGTTTCGGGAGTTCGTGGATACCCCTTGCCGCACAGGGCAGGAGGCAATTCATTCCATGCCGCAAGCACGATTCCACCTGCCCATGTTACAAGAGCAGACGCAACCTGTGTGTTAGGGTCTTGACTGTGTGCAGAAGCCATTTCCCAAATATCCCGCAAATAGCGTGCATCACGATCTTCGTTTTCAGGATCGCAGTCTAGCAGATCGTCCCATTCATTGCCCATTTACAAATTTCCTCCACTCAATAGCATTTCTGATTTTCCAATGGCGATTGTTGAGTTCTTTCACGATCTCTTCCAACAGCCCAATCTTTTCTTTTTGGTAGTACATTTTTTGACGAGCCTTCACGATGTCCGTATCAGCATTCAGATACATGTCCAAATCGTTACGCAGAATCTTGAGATTGAAAGGCTCCCATCCACGCGCTGCTAACTGCTCTTCGCTCATCTTGCCTGTATAGTACTCCCACTTGTCACGAGTAACCACAGCCACCTCGTTTTCGTACTTGGCAAACATGAGGCGTTCTTCCAACAGGAAGTTCATGTACTTGTTGTGG